AACAGAACCGGCGTATAGCTTTACCAATGCGTCTTCTGGGTGCAACTCATTTAAAAGAATAATTAACTCCTGAGCCCACATCTTATGACTATCACTATTGGTCGGATGAGTAGATTTTGACAGTAAATCTGCAAATCTGAGTGCATCCTTCAAATTATATTCTCTTTGCCCACCTTGAATCTGAAAGAGCTTTAATGCGTAATTAAACAGGATATTCTCATGAAGTTCATTTAAGTAGGCATTGCTTTCGATGTCGACAAATATAGCTTCACCTAATGTTTTCTTATCGTTCATAGGTCAACATCTCCTTTCAATACCGCTTCCATGATATCCTTCTTATCCGTTTCACCATCATTAAAAGGCAGAACATAGAAATAGAATGAATGCAAATTTAAATTATTGTCACTGATTTTCTGGAGAATATAGTCAATATTACGTCGAATATCCTCCTGCATTTTTTCCTCAACTATTTCCGGAAACTCTGCGATACTATATTGATTCGGGTCCAAGCCAATTGTATAACCCAAGAAAATACCATATGAAGTATTATAATTGACCGTTGGATTAGGCGAAGGAATAAAAATCTGTTTAGCGAGTTCAACTTCGTCATCATTTAGGAGTCTGTCGAAAATGACATTGTCAACCATATGCAGTTCTTTATCTTCGTTCTTTTCTATCTCGACAATACTCTCAAAGGCCGCATCAATTGCATATGTTAGATCTCCAACAATACTTGAAGCTCCAAATACTACCTGATGATATGGCACCCCGGATACACCACTTGTCAGCAGATGGATTCCATCACATGAACTTGCATACTGCTTAGCGTCAGTAGATAACTCCACCCGGCTCATTAACTTAGGTGCCTTTAGTTTTTCCTCTAAAAATGAATATAGTAACAGTTCTCCCAGCTCGGAGCCTGTACCCTTTATGTCTGCTCCACCATTCTTCCGAAGCACTCTCAATGCCTGCGATACAATTGCATATGCGTCCCCGTTTACTTTAAAATGCTCAATTTTGGCACGAGAAAACACATAATCTCCAATATTTCTATAAAGGAGCTTCTTCATCTCTTCCGGATTAAATTTATTATTGCGTATATTCAAGTGAAAAAGGCGCAGCTCACCCTGCGTTATCCACGATACCGGACTTGATTGTGTTACTTCACAAAATACCGCATCAAAATCTCCGTGTACAGTTTTAGATAAATTATCGCTCATGCTGCGCCTCCTTCATTATTCTTTCTTTGCTCCGTATGGCGTAGGCGACTCAGCTACCATACTTGCATTTGTTTCAACTTGTGGGTATTCAATAATCTTTGAACCACTCTTTGGGGCATAGGTCATATTGAATACCATATCAGAGAGCCATTTCTTAAAAGACGGATTGTCCTGAAATTGTTTAAATAGCTCCATATTGTCCGCCATCACTGAGAAGATGACCTGCTGCAATGCTCGTTCACTTTCCATACGAGCATTTTGTTTATCAGAATTTTTCATTGCATTTTGATAGCGTTCGTCCTTTGCTACCATGTCCGGAATTGCTACAATCTGGCGTCTAACGTTGTCAGGCTCCTTCCAGTCAATATTCCCAAACATATCGTTAAAGTCACTTAGAATAATTGAAAGCAGGTCCATTTCTGGATTTACGATATGACCACTTTTTCCTGCCGGAACAGGTGCAACCTCGGCATCTTCATCTGCCAACTTAATAGACATTGACTCTTGAGCCTCTAATCTATAGCTATCAAGGTCAATAACATCTAAAATTCCTTCCGAGAAATCATCATCACGAGGTGATGGAAGTTTCGGAATAAGCAGATTCAGGAAAATAGACAAACGTTCCCATTCCGCATTTCCATACGGAAGTATAGCTCCAAGGAAACCGTAGGTACGACAAAACGCCTTTGCCGAGCTCTTGAACTTAATCTGGTCTTCTGTATCCAAGTTCTTATAAATCACAGCGCATGTATCAAGAATAGGGTCAAGTTTATCCCTTTCTGCACCATCAAGATACAAATCTACCAGCTGTTCTACATTTTCCTCTGAATAGACCTGATATTCTTCCATTGTCGCTATCAAATCATACAGCTTATTAGGGTCAGTTTCACCAGAAAGCAATGTTGTTCTATAATATCTAGAGAAAGACTTCTCTATCATGTCAGGACTGTTTGCAAAATCCAGCACGAAAGTATCATGTTTCTGCGGATGACATCTATTCAACCTAGACAATGTCTGAACAGCCTTAATATCATAAAGCATCTTATCTACGTACATCGTATGTAACAGAGGCTCATCGAAACCAGTCTGGAACATATCAGCAACAATAAGCATTCGGTATGGATCGGTCTTAAGCATCTTTGGAATCTTCGCATCTGGAAAACCGTTTAATCCGGCAGATGTCAACGCAGGTTCTTGATCTTGATATTTATGCTCTCCAGAGAAAGCAACTATTGTCTTATAAGGACTGTGTCTGGCTGAAAGGCATTTATTAATTGCATAGTAATATTCTATACAACGAGGAATACTCGATGTTACAACCATAGCACGGGCTTGTCCACCGATCTTCCCCTTTGAAATAACCTGCTCGTGAAAATGTTCAACCATCATTTCTGCTTTCTGTGAGATAGTATAGCTATCACTTTCGACAAAAGCACGTAGCTTTTTCTGGGCACGTTTCTTATCAAACATCGGATCATCCTGCACCGTCTTCATCAACTTATAGTAACTTGAAATTGGTGTGTAATATTTCAGCACATCAAGAATAAAGCCTTCTTGAATTGCCTGTTTCATTGTGTACGAGTGGAATGGTCTGTGCTGTGCTTCTCCATCTTCGTTCAAAACAGGATTGCCATTTTCATCAACAACAAGTGTGCCAAAAGTTTCCAATGTCTTGTTCTTTGGAGTTGCTGTAAATGCAAAATAACTGGCATTCGGAAGCAATTTACGCCCCTCCATCATAGCGTTTATTTTATCTTCATTATCCATTTCGCCTTCCGAAGCAAGGCCTGAAAGGGCCAAGTTCATCTGTGCAGAGTTCCGTCCATTTTGGCCGGAATGAGCCTCATCAATGATAACAGCAAAATGATTCGTCTTATGTGCTGCACCTATATCAGGAACGACATATGGGAACTTTTCCACTGTAGTGATAATAATTCTCTTGCCAGCTTGGATAGCTTTTCTTAGATCTCCTGAATGTTCTGCCCATGCAACCGTATTAGCTACCTGCATGAACTGCTTGATATTGTCTCGAATCTGCTTATCAAGGATGCGGCGGTCAGTGACAACAAGTACCGAATCAATCATTGGATGTCCATCTTTTTCGAGGCCAATAAGCTGATGCGCTAGCCATGCTATTGAATTAGATTTTCCGGAGCCCGCACTATGCTGAATTAGATATCGCTTTCCAACACCATTCGTTTTAACATCTGCAAGTAATCTTTCCACACAATCCAATTGATGATAACGAGGAAAAATCTGCTTTACTGATTTTTTCTTGGTTTCAGGATCTTCTTCGATAACAACCTGTGCATAATTTTCAATGATGCGACTAAGCTTATCCTTAGTAAGAATCTTCTTCCAAAGATAATCAGTCATAAGACCATCTGGATTTGGTGGATTACCAGCTCCATCGTTATACCCCTTATCAAAAGGTAGGAACCAACTGTTCTTTCCGTCTAATTTAGTACAGAACTTAATGCGTGCATCATCTACAGCAAAATGCACCATGCAACGCTTGAACTGGAATAACAACTCTCGCGGATCACGATCATCCTTGTACTGTTGAACTGCATCATCAACATTCTGCTTCGTAAGCTGATTCTTCAACTCAAAAGTAATAACTGGAAGTCCATTGATAAATATACACATATCCTGTGCCAATCTTGTAGAATCATTTGAATACATTAGCTGGCGAGTTACACTGAAAATGTTCTTCTCGTACATTTCTTTTGCCTTAGCGTTATTTTCTGTAGGAGTAAGATAGAACATAATTAGGTTTGCAGGGTACACCTTCACTCCATTACGAAGTACATCAATGACACCTCTCTTTGCAATTTCGCCCTGCAAACGATTCAAAAACTGTTTCTTTTTCATATCAGTTTTGAATACACCAAGCTTTTCTAATGCATCCGGCTGCGTATCTTGAAGAAAACGGAACAAACGAGTCTCGTCAATGGCATAATCACGGTTGTAATCAGCATTTGTTCCTTGCTCATAGCCATTATGCGCAACAAGCCATTTCACAATAAGGGATTCAAGCCCATTTTCTTTTGTGTTTGTAAAAGCCATAGTTTACACCTCCTCGCCATTAGCCTCAATATCCTCATCTAACTCATCGTCATCAGATGTATCCTCTGTTTCTTCTACATATTCAAAATCAGGAACTTCAATATTTCTAATATCAATCTGTCCTGTAACAACATCAGAAATCAGCTTATTTCGCAATTCATGTAAAATATCTACTTCCTCTGTCAGCTTTGTTATAGTTTCATCGTATTTCGCTAATGCGATAGGAATGTATTCCACAATTGCTTTTTGTTCATCTACCGGAGGTACGATAAAAGGAATTTCTTTCATCTTATTTATGGACAAGTCCCACTGGCCCACGCGTATGCCGTCCGATGCTTGAGCAAAGAAATTTACGTACACCTTACTTCTGATAGCATAATGAAAATACTCCAGATTTTCAAAATCTACATCAAAAATGAAGTATGCGGGACTTACAATTCCGGTGTAATTCGAAATACCATACGATCCCTGCCAAGCCTTCATTTTATTCATGGCAAATTGACCTTTTTTCACCATCTTGTAACCGCTGAGATCATCAGGAATGAAATTGTGATTACTTTCTTTGTCCTCTACATTTCTGATAATTACACCTTGTTCCCTTACAACAGAAAGTAACGGTAATTCAGGGTGATTCTTCTCACTGAAAGGATGAAGAATCTGTCTCAACTTGATGGTCGTCCAATGAGCAGGAATATCCCCAAGCCATTCGACCCCGCTATCCTTCATTGGGACATTTGGATTTAATCCACGAGTTACAGCTTCATTAACTACTGTTTTTTTCAATTCTGTAACCTTTTTAATCTCCTTTTTCTTTACCTCTATAAGCTTATTGATTTTGGATAGTTGCCAATCAAGATAACCGACTATTGCTTCTTGTTCTTCCTTAGGCGGAATAGGTAGCAAAACCCTTTTTAACCCTTGCCAATAGATATTTCTTTGAATGGAGCCAACACCTTTTGACCTTATCAAGTACTGATTCACCATAACCTTGCTTCTAAATAAATAATTAGCAAATTTTCGAGTCAAAGTATCATCAAGTTCAACGATAATATATGCTGGACTAACTATTCCTTCATAACACGAAACACCAACAGAGCCTCTCCAAGCCTGCTGATTATTTAGTACAAGGTTGCCAATCTCAACTTTTTGATATTTTGATAAATCTTTGCTTGTTGAGTTTGTCCTCTTCTCAGCCTTATCTGCAAAAGGAATAACCCCAGCATCAAGATATACAGATAACAACTGCATATCGATGCAATTACACTCTGATTTTGTTTTCCCAATTCCATATAATGGGACAATGTTCCAATGAGACGGAAATTCTGTATTCCATAATCGTTCCTCTACATTATATTTTTCATATTTTTTCATAAGTTTACTCCTCCGAGTATCTCGTCCAACATTCCTGCTGTTTGAATTTCAAGATTACGAAGGTCGTCTATTATTACTTTTACAGACCGCAATTCTGATGGAGTGAAAAAATATTTCGTAAAACTTATTTCATATCCAATTTGAGTCTTCTTTTCATCAACATATGCATCTGAAGCATAAGGCTTTACCTCATTCTCTATAAAAGCATCTATTCCGCCTGCATATGTGAAAGGAACAATTTCTGTATCGCGAAGTGCAACATCTGCTTCTCCATCAATCGGCTTAGCGTTTTCATCTTTTTCGGTAATGTATGGACGTACTTTCTTCAAAAGTGCAGCTTTCAGCTTTGTTGCCTTTGCAAATGACTTCCAGTCATCTAATTCAACCGATGGCTTAAGTGCGCTTATCGCCTCACAATATGCTTCCATTTCTGCATCTTTCAAAACACCTTCTGGAATCTTTCGCTCAGGATAAACACGAAGACGAAGTGGACGCTCAACAGTGACAGCCCAGTGACCAAATTCCTCATTATTGAAAACCATGCTTACATCGCTCTGCTCCATCTCAAGGAAGATTCGCATAATTTCTTTTCTTATTTCTGGAGTAAATTCACAGTTCTTTTTACCCATATTTTTACGAAGTGGTGACTTCATAGCAGTAGCGTCAATTAATTGTATTTTACCTTTTCTACGTTCCTCTTTCTTATTTGAAAGAACCCAAATAAATGTTCCAATACCTGTGTTATAAAACATATTTTCAGGGAGTGCGATAATAGCCTCAACAAGGTCGTTTTCAATAAGATATCTACGAGCATTGCTTTCTCCACTACCAGCGTCGCCTGTAAAAATAGAAGATCCGTTATGAACTTCCGCAATTCTACTTCCCAGCGGAGTATCTTTCTTCATTTTTGCAACATTGTTCAGAAGGAACAACAGCTGCCCATCACTGGTTCTCGGAATCATCGAAAGTTGAGTTCCATCTTCCAGATACGCATTAAATCTGTTGTCAAGGATATCCTTTTTACCTCCCATTTTCTCAGCATCAGTTTTCCAACTCTTTCCGTAAGGAGGATTTGCTAACATAAAGTCAAACTGGCGAGTTGCATTACCATCTGCTGAAAGAGTAGAGCCATACGCAATATGATCAGCTTGATCTCCATCACCTTTCAAAAGCATATCAGCTTTACAAATAGCATATGTTTCAGGCTGAACTTCTTGTCCAAACAAGTGAATAGAAACATTTTTGCCACGTCTTTTTGCAATATTTAAAAGTCTATCTTGTGCTACAGTGAGCATACCTCCTGTTCCACAAGCTCCATCATAACATGAATATGTTGCATCCATAATCTGATCTGCCACCGGAACAATAATAAGGTCTGCCATCAGTTCAACAACATCACGAGGTGTCCAGTGTTCGCCTGCTTCCTCGTTATTTTCCTCATTAAACTTACGAATAAGTTCTTCAAAAATGGTTCCCATTCCATGATTATCCAATGCAGGCAGCTTGATTGTAGTCATTGTATCATCTGTATAAACCGGTTTTGGGCTCAGGTTGATGGTCGGAGAAACAAACTTTTCAATAACAGCGCCAAGAATGTCTGCATCAATCATTGTATCAATCTGATTACGAAACTTGAATTTCTCCAAAATTTCCTGAACGTTAGGAGAAAAACCATCAAGATATGCTTCAAAATCGGCTTTAAGCGTCTGTTTCTTTGCACGACTTGTCAGATCTTTCAGTAGGAATGGAGAAGCATTACAAAACGCCTGATCTGCAGCATTGCACAGGGCCGGCCACTGGTTTGTAATACCAGCCTTATCCATAGTATCTTTCATTTTAAGAACGTCTGTTTTTGTATCTTCTAACATTGCATCCAAACGGCGAATAACTGTCATCGGAAGAATGACATCACGATATTTACCTCGTACATATACATCCCTCAAACAATCATCTGCAATTCCCCAAATAAAACTCACTATTGAGTTTTGAATTTGATTATCCATATAAATCTACCTTTAACCTTTCATCTATTTGCTTTATAACCTATCAATTCTAAATTACTGGGTGTCCATTAATCTTCTGTACCAGAATTATCATCAGCAGCACCTCCGGAGCGAATCCAATCATCTACTTCGGACAATTTAAATTTCCAGAGGCGGCCCACCTTATAGGCAGGCATATTTCTTTTTGCAATCCATTGTAAAATTGTATCTCTTCCAACACCAAGATACTCCTGCACTTCTTTAAGTGTCGACCATTTTTCAATAATCTGTTCTTTCACTTTGAACCTCCGTTTTAGTCTCTTTTATACTTAGCATCTATAGTTACACTAAAAATTGTTTCTCTTTCTGGAAAGCAGTTCTGTCCATCAGCATCCTGCATTTCCCATTTACAATATGTAATTCCGTCAAAGCCACGGCCATCAATGGTCGTGGTTATTTTTATGCTCTGATTCGGCCTTACATCTGGTAATTCAATGACAGATGGATTAGCTTCCGGGCGGTCTTTTTCACCTCTCATATAGACGAGTTTTCTTCCAACCCAAACCAGCTTGCCTGTATTCATGATTTCCCACTGATGAAGGACTTTATCATAGCTTTGAATCACGTGAGTTCGATTGTAAAACGCATTAACACTATCCCCATTGTATAAAGTCTGCGGCAATACACCTGTTATTTCTTCACTGGTGTTTGCCTTCTCAGCCTCATATGTCATTGCAAGAATATCGTCAACATCATCTGTTCCGTTAATCAATTTCTGCATTTGACGGGTCAAAGCAACGCATAGCGCTTTTTTATCGCAATCTGTTTTTACAGGAATACCAAAGTCAACGAGTACTCCTGCTGCATCTGTAATATTTCCTTCAAAAAAAGCAATTAATTCCTGCGTCCTATCTGTGCTACCAAACCCTGCTTTTAGTTCATTCGAAAAAGGTTTTCCACCAGAATACAACTGCTTCGCATAACTATCAGATATATACCCATTTCCAGCAGCCTTGAACAATTCTTTCACAAAAGCTGTTTGACTTTTAATTTTTTTACAATATGGTTTTACGCCTTTACAAAGCCTTGAAAGATTCAATCTGGTACCTCCTTTTTCAAGTGACTATAACTATTCATTCTTATTATATTACTAAAATCAGCAAAAATCAATCTATCAGTTATTAACAAATTGTAAATCATCATAAACCAACTTTAACCGACATTTGGTGTAAGTGTCTTCACAAGTGTCCAAAGTGTCTTTTTTCAGTGTTCTGTCCCAATTTCAAGTGTCTTTTGCAATTGTTAAACTTAAATCATCAAGATTAAGGCAGGTGATTTTAATGACAAAGTCAGAAAAGAGAATGTGGCTCACCAACATTGAGAATGCCGCTAATGCTGTGGCGGCCGAGTATGGTTCTGAAGTAGCCAAATCTGTGTTCCAGCGTTACGACGCTCATGGAACCTATGATCTAAGCCCTTGCCATTACAGCGAAGTTTTCGCTGATTTGGAGCTTATCGCAAACGACTATTAAAACAAATCGCCCTGAGCAAGGCGTAAAACTACTTTCTTAGTCATCATCTCACCATCTTCGTGGCCACGTGGTGTGTTCGTAGTTGATGAGCAAGAGAACATTATCAATAGAGTGCCAGCTTACGAACGGCTGGTCACCGGAAAGAAGCGGAGTTATCCGCATGAGGTGACCATCTTATGAAAAACACTGGCAGCCATAACGGTTATCTCCGCTTCAAATATGAAGCCAACGGAGGTAAATGTTATGGCAAACAAAGACAATCAGAGCAAACAGTATCGTATCTACATCAAGGAATCCAAAAGCTGGGTAGATGTCAACAAGGAGTTCTATACGAACTACTATCGTGACATCAACACCTATCGCAAGCGTCAGCAGGAACATGGCCGCTGTGTCTGCCCTGCAAGCAAGCGCTACTTATGCGACATGGATTGCTTAATCTGTCCTTATGCCAAAGCTGGCGATCAGCTTTCTCTCGACAATACTGTAAGTGACTCTGACGGAAACGAAAAGAGCTGGCTTGATGATATGCCAGATGAGTCTACAGCTATCGCTGAAGTATTGGAGGATGCAGAACTTCTTCGCGCTCTCTATGCAAAGCTGAATGAGCTGGACCCGGAAGGTCGTCTTATCTGTCAGCTTATTATGCAGGGAAAATCTGAACGAGACTGCGGCAAGGAAATGGGCCTCTCTCGTAATACATTCGTGTATCGCAGGGACAAGCTGTTCCAGAAGCTCCGCTCCGAGCTTAAGGACTACATCTAATATGAACGGTCGTCCTCTGATTCCTCAGGGGACGATTTTTCTTTTCAAAAAAGTTTCTTATATTTTTCGGCCAAACGGCCATCTCACCTCCATTGAGTAGTGTAAGGCGAAACAAAACGACCTACAGAAAGCCAGGTGAATATCGTGAATCGGACTTTTCACACCAGAAGCAGTACTGACGCAGAAATGATTGCAACTCTCACTGCAATCAGCCAGGTATCCGCAAGAATGGCGAAGAATCTCAGAATCATCGCCGCACACAGACAATCCGAGGAAGGAGAAAAAGTAAATGTCAAAAATGAACGATATGGCTATGACCATCGAAGAGCTGAGAAATGCTGCCACTGCTATTAATGATGCACCAAACTGGCTCACACAACAGTTTTCGTCTGATGATAAGCATCAAAATAGAGATATTGCTACTAAACAGGAAAAGAAAACGAAATCCACACTGACACTTGAGGAGGTTCGAGCTGTTCTGGCTGATAAATCTCGTACTAGACATACAGCTGAAATTCGAGAACTTCTTAAAAAGTACAGTGCAAGCAAGTTGTCACTCGTAGACCCGAAACATTATGAAGCCCTGCTCAGGAAAGCGGAGGTGCTCTAATATGCCACCTAAAGGACATGCAATTCTCTCTGCATCCTCGTCTGACCGCTGGCTCCACTGCCCACCGTCAGCAAGGCTCTGCAAAACCTACGAGGATAAAGGCAGCAACTATGCTGCAGAAGGCTCCGATGCCCACTCTTTTTGTGAGTACAAGCTCCGTAAAGCACTCGGCATGAAAGCTACAGATCCTACCAAGAATCTCGACTGGTATAACGCTGAAATGGATGACTGTGCCACCGGGTATGTCTGCTTCATCATGGAGCTTTTGGAAGAGGCCAAGCAGACTTGCTCCGACCCTGTTGTTCTGATTGAACAGCGAGTGGACTTCTCCCGTTGGGTAGAACAAGGCTTCGGAACTTCTGATGCCATTCTCATCAGCGACGGCACCATGCATGTAATTGACTACAAACACGGTCTTGGAATCCTCATATCCGCTGAGGACAATCCTCAGATGAAGTGCTACGCCCTTGGCGCACTGGAACTCTTCGACGATATTTACGACATCGATACGGTCAGCATGACCATCTATCAGCCCAGACGCCAGAATGTTTCCACCTATGAGGTCAGCAAAGATGATCTCTATCAGTGGGCCGATAAAGTTCTGAAGCCTACCGCAGACCTTGCCTTTGCCGGTGATGGGAACTTCCTGTGTGGTGAATGGTGCGGATTCTGTAAAGCAAAACATGAATGCCGAGCCAGAGCGGAAGCCAATCTTCTACTCGCACAGCACGATTTCAAGTTGCCACCACTGTTGGAGGATTCGGAAATTGAAGTCATCCTCTCCCGTGTCGACGAACTGGTCGCTTGGGCCAATGACATCAAGGAGTATGCACTCCAACAGGCAATCAGCGGTAAAGAATGGACTGGCTGGAAGCTGGTCGAGGGTCGCTCCAACCGCAGATATACCAGCGAAGACGCTGTGTCGAAAGCTGTCGAAGCTTCTGGTTTTGACCCTTACGAAAAGAAGTTACTTGGTATCACAGCCATGCAAAAGTTGCTCGGCAAAGCTCGCTTCGAAGAGCTCCTTGCAGCCTATATCGAAAAGCCACAAGGCAAACCTACTCTTGTGCCGGAGAATGATAAACGCCCAGCAATGAACACAGCAAAAAATGATTTTATGGAGGAATATGACAATGAGTAAAAATGCAAAAATGACAAATCCCATGAAGGTTATCACCGGTCCTAACACACGCTGGAGCTACGCCAACGTCTGGGAACCCAAATCCATCAACGGTGGTACTCCGAAGTACAGTGTCAGCCTGATCATCCCAAAATCTGACACCAAGACTGTCGCTAAGGTTGAAGCGGCTATCGAAGCAGCCTACCGTGAAGGCGAATCCAAGCTCAAGGGCAACGGCAAGTCCGTACCGGCACTTTCCGTACTTAAGACTCCTCTTCGTGACGGAGACCTTGAAAGACCGGATGACCCTGCATACGCTGGCAGCTACTTCGTGAATGCTAATGCAACCTCTGCTCCGGGCATCGTAGATGCAGACCGCAATCCTATCCTCACTCGCTCTGAGGTTTACTCTGGAGTCTACGGTCGTGCCAGCATCAGCTTCTACGCTTTCAACAGCTCTGGTAATAAGGGCATCGCCTGCGGTCTTAACAATCTGCAGAAGATTCGTGATGGTGAGCCTCTTGGTGGTAAGGCTTCTGCTGAATCTGACTTTGCAACTGATGACGATGATGATTTCCTTGATTAATGGAGGTGATAAACTATGGCGACAATTATGATTAGTACAATCCTTGTAAACATCTGTATCGGCTGCTTCGCGTGTGTTGGACTTACTACTGCAATCTCTATGATTCAGAGTATCATCAATGACCACAAACGCGAAAAGCGTGAACAGGAAAAGGAAAAGCGTGATCTCGAATACCATGAAAAACGCATGAAGGACTTTAAGTAATCTATCAACCTGCTGGCGGTGGTTCTGCTGCCGTCAGCACATCTTTCGACAAAAGGAGATAATCTATGAATGAATTTGCAGAAATCTTAAATCTATTTATTGCTAACGTCATCGCATACACCTTTTTTGTAGCGGTATATAGCTTCATCATTTATAACGTAGGGAAAATTATTCTCTATCTTATCCGCTATGCGGTATACCACATCCGCCGTGACATCAATAAATACAAATCCAATAAAGATAAACAGTAACACGGCAGGCGGCAGGGATTTCTCTGCTGCCTGTTTTGTAGAAAGGACAATCTCATGAAGACACTTAGCATTGATATTGAGACCTACAGTGATGTGCCTCTTCAGAAAACAGGCGTCTATCGCTATGTGGAGTCTCCAAATTTTGAAATCTTACTCTTTGCCTATAGCGCAGACAGCCAGCCCGTTCGGGTCATTGACCTTGCCTGCGGAGAACAGATTCCAAAAGAAGTCCTTCTTGCCCTGGAGGATGAATCTGTCATCAAGTGGGCATTCAATGCAGCTTTTGAACGCATCTGTCTTTCTCGTTTCTTAGATTATCCGACCGGAGAATATTTGGAACCTGAAAGCTGGCGTTGCTCTATGATTTGGGCAGCTACTATGGGACTCCCACTCTCCTTGGAAGGTGTCGGTGCTGTTCTCGGTTTGGAAAAACAAAATCTCTCAGAAGGAAAAGATCTCATCAAATATTTTTGCCAACCCTGTGCTCCCACGAAGACCAATGGACAGCGTACAAGAAATCGCCCCTTCCATGCTCCGGATAAATGGGCCATGTTCAAAAAATATAATGTCCGAGATGTGGAGACCGAACTGGGCATCCAGCAGAGGCTCGCAAAATTTCCCGTTCCGGCTCAGGTCTGGGATGAATACCATCAAGACCAAGAAATCAATGACCGTGGTGTACGCTTAGACATGGATCTTGTTGCTGCTGCCATCGAAATGGATACTCGCTCCAGAACACAACTGGTCGATACGATGAAGGGAATCACACATCTGGAGAATCCAAATTCCGTCCAACAGATGAAAGCATGGCTTTCAGATAATGGATTACAGACAGATACCCTTGGCAAGAAAACTGTTGCAGAACTCTTAAAATCTGCTTCTCCGAAGCTCTCACAGGTTCTTACTTTAAGACAGCAGCTGGCAAAATCCTCCGTCCGTAAATATCAGGCAATGGAAAAGACCGTCTGTGCTGATGGTCGTCCCCGTGGCATGTTCCAGTTTTATGGTGCCAATCGAACCGGCAGATTCTCCGGTCGTAACATTCAGTTGCAGAACCTACCGCAAAATCATCTTTCAGACCTTGCAGAGGCTCTCTCTTTGGTGCTCTCCGGTGACTTTGAAGCTGTGGAACTTCTCTATGAAGATGTGCCAGATACCCTTTCTCAGCTCATTCGTACTGCTTTTATTCCCAGAGAAGGTGCACAATTTCTGGTAGCTGACTTTTCTGCTATTGAGGCCCGTGTCATTGCATGGTTTGCCGGTGAAAAATGGCGTCAAGATGTCTTTGCCAAAGGCGGCGACATCTATTGTGCCTCTGCATCGCAAATGTTCAAAGTTCCTGTTGAAAAACACGGTATCAATGGTCATCTCCGTCAAAAAGGTAAAATTGCAGAACTTGCCCTTGGCTATGGAGGTTCAGTCGGAGCCTTGAAAGCGATGGGCGCTCTGGATATGGGGCTCACCGAAGAAGAGCTCCATCCGCTGGTAGATGCATGGAGACAGTCTAACCCTAATATCATGAAATTCTGGTGGGATGTTGATCACGCTGTCATGGAAGCCGTAAAATTCAAGCACACAACTTCTGAATATGGTCTGACCTTCACCTGCAGGAGTGGCATGCTCTTTATTACTCTCCCATCAGGGAGAAAGTTGGCGTATGTAAAGCCGAAGATTGGAACCAATAAATTCGGTGGCCAATGTATCACCTATGAAGGCATCGGTGGCACCAAGAAGTGGGAACGACTCGATTCCTACGGTCCGAAATTTGTTGAGAACATCGTACAGGCAACTGCCCGTGATATTCTCTGCTATGCTATGCAGACACTCCGCTGCTGTTCTATCGTCATGCATATTCACGATGAAGTTGTCATCGAAGCGGATCCCAGTATGTCCTTGGATGCAGTTTGTGAGCAAATGGGACGCACACCACCTTGGGCCAAGGGACTGCTTTTAAGAGCCGATGGCTATACGACACCTTTTTATAAAAAAGATTAGATTTTTTCGGCCAAACGGCAAACTCATCTCCATTTAATAGTGGAGATAGAAAATTTCATTTCTGTTTTTCGTCAAAATGGGACGTTCATCTCCAATGGATATTAGAGATGGGTGTCCTTTTTCCATGTCCGTCCGGAAAGGAGGAACCTGACATGTCAATCAGCAAATACAACAATGAAGGCTATCCTGACCCTACTGCTTTCGGTGCTCTTTCTTCTGGTCCTATGTCAAGAAAAAGTACAAATTAAATGTAACCAATTTTCCCTTTTTTTGTAATTGTTAA